ATTGGTCTGCACATTCGCACCATTCTCATCCGTCATTAACGGTACAAAGAAAATGTTCTGCGACTCCTTACCCTTATACCCTCCGTATACTGATGCATACCCTTCCGCATGACGCTGCTTCCAGAAATACGTTGTGTCCCCGCAAATCCACGGTACCGCTGATGCGCTGCCTCCTGTGCTCTGTGATGCCTGACCGGCAAGCTCCGTTCTGAACTGATTCACCATCGCACTAAACAGCCCCGGATGCTGCGCATGCGTCCCCACTGCCGCATCACCTTCTCCCTGCATCCACACCACCGCAAGCAGACGGTTTTTCGGGTTCTTCGCCAGTGCGGCTTTAGTCCGGCTCACCAAATCCTGATACAGCGGCTTACCCACACCCCAGCGCAGTGAATTTTCCGATGCACCGGCTGATTCGCTGTATGTGCCGTCTGCACCCGTTGTGAATGCCGAAGCACCACGGCAGCACGGAACCAGCAGAATGCCCGCATTCGCCGGTATAAACGGCAGCAGTTTTTTGGCGATATGCAGCCCCTGCCCCACGGTTCCGTACTGCCCCTTTGACAGGTCCGCTTTCGGATGGTTAAGACGGCTCATGTCCTGCACATCATGCAGACAATGGTCCGCCGGAATAATGTCGTTATACTTACAGGCGGCACCGCCCGGTGTCACCGTACTGCGGCGCGCCAGCTGCTTAATACGCGGGTCCGGACGGTCATATGTCTCCGGCAGCGGAAGGCCTTCACCATACGACATGCCGTTTGACTGCCCTGCCAGAACCACAACAAAGTAATACTCCGGGTCGCTGGTGGCGCTGATTACTGTGCCTTCTCCATCCGACGGCTTCACCACCACAGGTGTGGTGACATCACCTTCCGCCGCAATGGCCTGCATCAGGGTATAAGGCGTGATGGCCACCGGGCTGCCAAATGGCTGCCACCCCTCCTTCAGTTTTTGAGTCAGTCGCTCCGCAAGGTCTGACGGCGACGCCGCCCTGACCACATCGTAGTGTTTAAATGCCATGGTTCTTTCCACCATATTAAAAACAATTCTTTAAAATACCTGACATGCAATACAGAAAAAAAACACAAAACCATACCTTAAATGAAAACCTCATCATAAAGCAGGTATGCATGGATAAACCACATCAGAAAAATAATTCTGCTCTATGGTTTACATTCAAAATTATCATTTATACTTTTCAGAACATCACCAGCACAGCATAAATAAGGAGGCTAAATGAAGTGGATTGTGATTGATACAGTTATCCAGCCATCATGCGGAATATCTTTTTCAGCCATATGGAGTAAAATAAAATTAATAATCTGGTATCAATCGGATGTTTTCTTACCTCCTGAAAGTATATTTACGTTGACTCACACAGGTATCGTACTTAATAACAAAGTGCTACCTGTAACCATTTACAACGTTGTACCATTCAATAAAAGATTCTGGGATTTAATCAAAAACAGCCAGGAATGTCCTGCAAATTCAGATAACGTATTGAAAGAATGCTTTAATAATCATTGCATTCTGCAAATATGCCCTTACGGACTAAAACAACAGTGTCCATAATTAGTTTACTCATATCTTACAAAATTCATATAAAAGCCCCTCCGGAGAGGGGCTAAAGCCGCGTATCTGTATCATCATGCGCATGATGCCGGGTGCCTCCCGGTGAGTTCAGCCCGGTGCCACCAAACCCGCGCGTTTACTTTCCTGGGTATCAAAGATAACACCTAATGCACCAGTCGCCCCTCCGCTCAGGGGGATTCACCATGCCTGTTTCTTTTAACAAACTCCCCGCAAAACAGACAACTGTCAACCGTCTGAATTGTGAGACATTTAAAATTTTCGGGGCATGACTGATACCCGGCTAACTACCTGGCATGTCCTTTTTCACCAAAGGAAAAAGCACCACCACAATACCGACCACCAGCACTCCATCCGCCAGCACCGACATGATCCTGCTGGTGAAATCCACCATCACCACCAGAAACAGCAGGAGTGCCACAGCGGCCAGACGCAGTTTTACCGTCACAGGTGGTTCTCCAGTCGCAGGCCAAGAACACCAGCAATCTCTTCCAGAACCTTACGCTCTTCCGGCTCAATTTCACCATCTGCTTCAGCAATGGCCACCGCCACATCCAGCACATCTTCCGCTTCACGCGTATCGTGTTTCACATCTTCAATTTCACGCAACGCCGCTCGACGACCAATTTTAAAGTTGGTGTCAAGCTGACCTGTGATCGTGGCACTGATGGCATTAATTTCTGACGTAAACGCGGACAACGCAGGCTGGTTACGTAATACCTGTTCGATCTTCGCTTTCTCTGAAGCCTCACATTCACCATCTGCATAGGCCACCAGATAGGCAGCATTAATAACCGCCTGTGCCAGATCACGTTTCTCAAACTTTTTAATTTCCGCTGCCGCTCTGCGGGTTTTCTTTTTGAAAATACCAAACATCGTGACGTTCCTTTGGGTGGGTGAGCCAACGCCCGGGAGCGATCTGCCCACAGAGAAAGTCACACTGACCACTCCGTAAGCTCCCCCCCGAAAGGCTCTGTGGTTGATATGCGCCGGGCGTGGCGCGGAAATAAAAAAGGCTCGCAGTAGCGAGCCCCAGAAACAACAAAAATACAGTGAAAACTAAAGAGGGCCGCAGAGCAACCCTTTTTTAGTTAAAATAGATGGTAAAAAACGATTCCAGTGAATTTATTTACACTTATTGTCAGAAAAAAGGGAAACCACCGATTCCTGACTGATCATTTCTTCTTCGCTCACCCTGGTAATTGCAACTAAATCCTGAAGAGGCAGACCAAAAACATCCAACAATTCTTTTTTCAAAAGAATTCCATTCTCATGCAATAAGTTGATTAACTTATAGATGAATTGTGGCTCCTCTTTTGCAATCACATCATCAAGAGGCTCACGGCGACGATATGGTGCTAATTGCCTAAAGACATAACTTTTTTGATTCTCTGTCATAAGGCTTAACGAATAAGCTCGATGCGTCATACAGGCCAAAGAAACTAACCATCTCTCCTTCAGTCTTTTGAGTGCAGATATATTGGGAGAGTAATATTCCCTTCCAAAGGTTTGAGCTGGAAGCAAAAAACAACCAGCAAAGTAATCAGCTTGTTTCTCTACCTTGTCAAAAAGCGCCTTATCGTTCAAATAATCATCTGAGACTGAGCGATGCATTATAAGATGCCCCAATTCGTGAGCTAGGCTAAACCTTAATCTAACTGCCGTCTTGGATCTATCGGTAATGATTATGGGCCTCTCATTATCCCAAAATGAAAATGCATCAACCTTATCACCAGAGAATAGATTTGCTATAACTATACCTTTATTTTCAAGCAAACGAGTCAAATTAGGTATAGGTCCATCCCCTAATTTCCAAGCTCTTCGGGTCTGCATAGCGATATCTTCAATGTCTGATTCATCCAAAACCTCAAAATCCGGAATATCAATTTCCGGTAAAATAACATCAGGAAGTTGCACATATTTACTGCATTCCCTGAGAATTAAAGGAATCCAACGTCCCTTTGCACGACCGCTGATTCTTTCTTTTTTTGTCGCTGTGCTCCTGCTTCTAAAATGAACAGCCCCTTCAATAAATGGAGATCCAGAAGAAGAAATAAAAAACCGTTCCGGAAATCCTAAAATATGTGCAATTTGGGTAAGCGTCTCTGGTGAAGGTTTTTTTAACCCCTTCTCGAAAGATGATATTGCCTGTCGAGAGATATCAAGAACCCGAGCCAACTCTGCCATGGTTAATCCTTTTGCCTCTCGAGCTTCAGTGAGTCGTGTCGGATTAATACAGCGCTCATGGTTAATAAAAGATATCGCTTTCATGTTCATTATGAGTTTTGTCTAATATGTTGCTCAGTGAGGAGCTTAAACTTATTATCAAGCTCATCATCAACCTTCTCAGCCTCAACTTGGTAAGGGGACAGAATCGCAAGTTTTTCAGTATAAATGATCCCATCATTACTTGAGTTAGGGATGGTGAGGTTAAGAACAGATAAAGACTGTTTTTCTCCGGCATGCATAAGATATACATGACCACCTTCAAAATCTGTTACTTCCACACTAACATCATTAAACAAATCGTAATTGTTTGAAGAATATACAGAGCGATATTTGGCTTGTCGTGGTAATGGTCCTTTGCCATCAAGATGATGGGCTGTTAAAGACCAATTATTTGAACGGATCGTAGGGTGCACGCAATTTTTTGCAGCATTAGAGGCAATTTCAACATGCATCTTCATGCTACGAGCTGTTTTTTCCATAAAAGCATCGACGTAAAACCAGCGAAGATATGCCTGAGCCTGACGCCAAAAAGAACCAAACTCTTTCGCACCTTGATGGGAAAGCATATATGCCTGCGCTAACGACTTTGACAATTCTTGACGACAAGCAGAATCGAAAGCTGCCGACAATTGTTCTGAATATCTTTTGAACATTTTTTCTCAATACAGTGATTGTTGGTGTCAACTGATTTTACGTTTTTCATTAACTTTGTCAACCAGAATTGACAACCATCTTATTTTGATATGTGCCGGGTGTGGCGCGGATACAAAAAAGGCCGCCAATAGCGACCTCAGTTACGGGATTATTCTGGGGTTAAACGACTGTTACTCCCCCCAGACAAAATCATCACTTCCTGTTCGATGCGAGCCATAGTGAACCTCGTACTTATCTCCCATCTTTCTTGCTTCCGTTTCTGCGTCTTCCTCTGTCGCAAAAACCCCAACAAGATGCCAGGGCGAGCTTCTTACCACAGCCCAACCTTTAACCCATCCTTTGTTGTCCTTATCTTCCATTAACACTTCAGAAACAAACATATTTATCTCCTTGTGGGTACCCAGAGATATTTTATGATTGCTCCCAGTCAGATCAATAAAGTGGCTTCAATTTTGCCTTAATGATCAAATCAGGGTGATTGACGGAATCGTACACCACCTCAATATTTTCATCCGTGGCGTCGATAAGATATTCTTTTACATAAGGACCTGTTGATTTTCCATGAAATACATCTTCAACAAGTACACTCTCCCCCTGAACAACACGAAAACTAACTTCTGTTTCGAACGGACCAATCGTCACCATCAGTTTTTTCACATAGCCTCCTGATAAGCACTCGATTTATTAGTTAATGGTGTAACGCTGATACAAAAAAGGCCCGCAAAAGCGAGCCTGGTAAATAAATATGGCGCGTTGTACTGGATTCGAACCAGTGACCGATTGCTTAGAAGGCAATTGCTCTGTCCGGCTGAGCTAACAACGCTGAATACCGATAATGGACCGCCATCGAGGACTCGAACCCCGCGCAACCAGCTTCGAAGGCTGACGCTCTATCCCGATGAGCTAATGGCGGTATGTGATATGGTGGCCCTTGCTGGATTTGAACCAGCGACCTGGCGATTATGAGTCGCTCGCTCTCACCACTGAGCTAAAGGGCCGGGTGCAGGATAATAACGGTACGTAACTAATACTGCAATATCATCCGTTCTGACTGGCTAAATCCTGAACTTCCCTGACCGTCTGCTCAAAACGTTCAGTCTCCAGCTCAACACCAGTTGCACGACGCCCCAGTGCCATCGCGGCTTTGACTGTCGAACCCGACCCCATGAAAAAATCTGCAACCAGGTCCCCCGGACGACTGCTCGCGCTGATTATCTGCTGCAGCATTTCTGCCGGTTTTTCGCACGGATGTTTCCCGGGATAGTACTGCACCGGTTTATGCGTCCACACATCGGTGTACGGCACCTGCGCCGTCACGCCAAAATACCGCCGCAGATGCTTATATTCACTCTGCAGTTCCGCATACTGCCGGTTCAGTGAAGTATACGTCTCCAGCAGTTGGTGGTGGGGCTTCTCCAGTTCACCCCGCTGATGCTTCTCTTCTGCCACCCGGGCAAACAGCGCCTGTAATTTCAGATAATCACTTTCGTTCGGCAGTTGCCACTGACTGGCACTGAACCAGTGCGACACCATGTTTTTCTTTCCTGTGGCATCCACNATCTGTTTTGCCGTTATCCCCAGGGCAGCNCGNGCATCACGAAAGTAAGCAATCAGCGGNGCCATCACATGCTGTTTCAGTGCCCTGCCCTTCGCCTCATACCCGGCATCTTTCGGACGATACGGCCCCTGATAATGTTCCGCGAACAGAATGCGCTCTGTGGCGGGGAAATACGCCCTCAGGCTTTCCTTGTTGCACCCGTTCCAGCGTCCGGACGGCTTTGCCCAGATAATATGGTTCAGCACACTGAAGCGTTCACGCATCATGATTTCGATATCAGATGCCAGGCGATGGCCACAGAACAGGTAAAGACTTCCGGCAGGTTTCAGCACCCGCCAGAACTGCGCAAGACACTGGTCCAGCCACTTCAGGTAATCATCGTCGCCCTTCCACTGGTTATCCCAGCCCTCAGGCTTCACTTTAAAGTACGGCGGATCCGTGACTATCAGGTCAACAGAATTTTCGGGTAACGACCGGATAAATTCCAGGCAGTCGGCGTTGATTAACTCACAACTGGATATTTTTACAGTGTTAAGCATGGATCATTAAGCCTGTCTCTGATAGGCTCATTCTTCTTTTGCGCAAAGCAGTGGGCCTGAGGTTTGCTTGTGATCCAGACGCATGAGCAGATGGCTGGTGAGTGCCCCTAACACCCACCAGCCGCCCATTTACCACAAA